ATTCCACGTCTGGCATACGACGAGCAAGCTCATACAGGATCTCCGCACCCTTGTGCTCGTTGAGGTTCACCAGAGTGACCTTGGTGCCGGGGGTTGTCCTGTGCTGATCCGGAAACACAGGGGGATGAACGATCATAGACCGCATCCCCAGTCGTTCCAGCTTGTATTTCAACCATTCCGAGTTGAACACCACGAACTCTGGTTGTAGGTCGAACACCTGTTCCACGCCATACATGTCGTTGTGGCACAGGAAAACCAACGGAATGCCAAGCTTCTTGGCGATGTTGTTCGCACGGATCGTGTTGTCATGGTGGGTGATGATAACATCAGGCTTCCATGTCATGATGTTCTGCCGTGCGTAGATGATGTTGGTGACGATAACCTCTACACCCTCGTACTCATAATGTACCGGGGCTTCTGGCATCACCGTTGCAAAGACCACAACTTCGTGGCCTGCCGCAAGAAGTTCCTTCGTCATGGAGTGGAGCATCGTTTCGGAGCCTGCACATCGAAAAGGAACGTAGAAATGTACTAGAACTGCTACACGCATTGGCGGACTCCTTGTAGAGGGAACTGGGCTGGGCTTCAAAAGCCCATTTAATCTGTAGATCCCAACAGAACCCGGTTCCCTACGTATTAGCTACCCGATGGGTTCGTGAACTTCACGAAGCCGTCCAGGTTACCCACGATCCAACCGAAGGTGACCTCGATCAGCAGGGCAATCTGGTTGGTCTGCCACATGGAGATGCTGGAAACGCCATCAGTCAGTGTGGCCTGGTCCGAGATCTTGATTCGAACCTCGTCCGCGAAGCCCCATCGGAGCTGGGAGAAGTCTCCACCAATGATCTGGGTAGTGCTGGCCGTAGCCGCACCCAGGTCACCCTTGACAGCCTTACCATACTCCGCAGGGAAGCCGAGGATGTTGCCTCGGGTACCGTTGAAGTTGATCCCAGCCGGGTTCACCAGGTTGCCGTTCGCATCGCGCTCGGCACCCTCACGAATCAGGCGTGCACGGAATCGGGTGTCAACAGCCCAACCATCGAAGTCCGTCTCGGGGTCGATCATCTCGTAGCCCGCGATCAGCTCGTCATACAGGTTCCCAGGACCTGGCACGGTGTCCAGGTTGACCACGTTAGTGGTGTTGTTGAGAACGTTGGTAGACGTGATACCCGACAGGGCACCACCAGTCAGAGGCTGCTTACCGTGGAAGACCGCGAGGTCGATACCACGCCCGATCGCGAGAGCCATATCCGACTGGATCTTGCTGTAGAACCCCTGCGGGTTGGTACGAGCAAACTCCTCGGACACGGTCACGATCGTGGCCAGCTTGATTGGGCTGAAGGACTGGGTATCCCACGCAACACCCGACAGTGGCTTGGTACCACCCTCACGGAGTGCGTTGGTCGTACCAGTACCAACCTGGCCAACCTCAGGACGCTTCGTCTGAATCGGGATAACGGTCTCACCGTACGAGACGGGGATACGCTCACCCAGACGAAGAACAAGCGAAGTCTCCTGCGCCTGCTCGAAAATAGCCCCTACGATCTCTGGGGGCAGAAGGTCATCAGGCACGTATGCAAGACGGCCCTGGTGGTTTGTAGAGCTATTCGGAGCAAGCTCATTGATCATTGCCATTTCGGCGTTTCCTTACTTCTTGAGATTACTTTGGACCATGTCGGCAAACAGCTCAGCCGGGGTCTTCACGCCACTTGCGTTACCACCCGCACTCTGGGTCCGATCGGTTGCACGCTGCCTTCCGGCAGGAGTACCGAACATCTCCTTGAGCTGCTTCGCGTGTGCGTTCAGCTCATCTTCAGTGCTTCCCTTGAGCAAATCTGCAAAAGCCACGGCCTGTTCACCCGGAACATCAGCCGCAATGGCAACCTTCAGCTTGGTAAGCCCGGTCACCGCGTTGTCGCGCTCCGTAATAACGGAGGTCTTCTCCTGAGCCAAAGCCTGGAGCTGTGCGTCGTATTCGACCTTGGCCGCAGCCTTAGCCTCATCGGCAGCAGTCTGGGCCTTGACTCGGTACTTCGCAGCTTCGGCGTTAGCCTCAGCAATAGCCCGACGACCCCATTCCGGAAGCTCAGCGGTGTTACCCTGGGTGCCGGTGTCGGTCGTGGCGGACTTGTTGTCGTCGGACATGAATCCCTCCTGGGGATGTTATTGGGATCGGCTCCAGGCCGATCTACTTGACTACTGCAAACTCTTCTGGATCGACTTGGTTGTCTTCGATAGCACGGCGAAACGCGTTAAGAGCATCCCGCCCGGAGAAACCCTTAGTTGCTTCAATCCATGTATCCCTGGCTGCGAGGTAATCATCCCTGCCCTGCCAGTTCATCCGGTCGAAGACCGGAACAACCTTACAGTCACAATTGGGATGGAACCTGGTCATCAGCTCGTTGAACGCTTCTGTGTCATTCTCGTCCAGGATGTCAAGAGCGGTTGTGTCGTCCGTGTTCAGACCAGCCGACTCTGCGGACTGGTAGACCGGACCTCGTGACACCAACATCAAGCAGAAACCACAGGTCTCACGGCCCGTTGCCACACGAGCCCAACCCAGTGCGAAACCGTCTGATTCGACGGCGTTTCGGATAGTCCTTCGACCACCATTTTCCACTTCCTTGACAGCCCGGAACCCAGCCTGGACCGCTTGGCCCAAGCTGGTGTTACCTGACTGAAACGGCTTCTTCGACGGGAACATTGCTTCATAGAACCAGTCGTATTCATACGCCGGAAGATCGATGTCGAACCTGTCGTCATCTCCTGTGTGGTTCTTCCGTTGCGTGTCGTAGTACTCCCGCGCGAGTTCAGCACTTTCCGTCCGGGCTTGGTTGACCAGAGGGAAAATGCTTTGCACGATGTCTTTCCAGACCTGCGAAGTCAGTGGAATGAACAGAAACGGGAGGAGCACCTGTAGCACCAGCCGCATTACGCGGGCTGAGATACTACGCTGTCTTTTGTGTAGCTGGGTTAGCAGCATTAGGATCAACCTTGCCGATCTGCTCATTGGTCTTCGCAGTACCATCAAGCAGCAAGGCGTTCATCTGGGCTACCGGGTCATCCTTATCCCACTCACGCATCTGCTTGCGCTGAACGTCGGAATAACCCATCTCGATACGAGCCTGCTCAACCGGGATGATTCCAGCCTGCTGAAGCTTGACAACACCATCGGACTTAGCCGCGAAGGTAGGAGTCGAAGGATCACGCCATACCGATTCGAGCTGGTAAGCATCCTTCGGAATCGAACCGTCCATGACCAGCATCCCCAGACGCATGGTGTCTTCCCATGCTTGTCCGAACATACGGGCCTTGCGCTCGGTCTTCTTGACCAAACGCGACTCTGCCGACTTGATCGCCTCAGCACTTGCCGGGTTCTCCGAAGAGAACGACAGATACTGTGGTGGAAGACCTGTATACGAGGCTACCTGCTTGGCCAGTTCCTGGAGGGACTCGGTAAAGTTCCGCAGATCCGCAGCAGAAAATTGCATACCCTTGCCGTTCTCATTCTCGAACGCCAGAATACGTGCCATGTATGCTTCCATGGCCGCACCCGGATTGTCAGGGTCTGTAGGTAGTTCGTCTCGGTCGATACCAAACAGCACACGCTGTGGGATCGCCATGAGTTCCGAAGCAGTCTGAAGGTTCATCATGATCCGTGAAGCCGCATCCGTTGCCGAACGAAGCTCGGGGGTGATCTCAGACTTGCCGTAGGACTCGGTGAGCCGTTCCCGGTTCACCAACTGGGTGGCCAACACACGATCAAGATCATGCTGGATAACCTCGTCAACCTTCCACTGCGCAAACGGTCCACCACGGGCTAGGTACACAGTCCTGTCGGGCAGGAGCAGCGTAGCCATATCCTCCTTGGGAATGGTGGGATGCTTGTACAGACGAAGGCCTTCGTCCAGCTTCTTGGTGCGCTTGTTCTGCTTCGCGATGAAATTGAACGGAGACTCCACGCGGATAATCGGGATGTCCGGGTTGTCATCGTCGTCGCCAGGCGCGGCAACCGTAATGTAGGCAACGCCATGAATCATGGCTTCCAGGTGACCCAGGCCTGATTCTGCGTCAAGGAAGTTGGCTTGCCACCACGAACGCAGACGCTCATCGACTTCGGCCTGATCCGCATTGCGGAAATCTTCCAGGTCCAGCCTCTCTTCGAGACTGTCCAGATACATTCGGGGCCAACCAATGGCGGCCGTCATGTGTCGGAGCTCAGGAGGGGTTGACAAACCCAGCGCCTTGAGTCGATATTCGGACTCGTAGTATGCCTGGTTTTCCTTTAGACGACCCTTCCGGCCGTTTAGCGCGTTTACCAGATCATCTACTGTCTTGTCGTATTCACTCATCGCAGGATTGCAACTCCCTTCTTCTTGTTGGCCTTACTCATCAGGAACTCCTGTCGGGAACCAAAAGCCAGCACCGCACAGACCGCCGCATCAATCTTCCGCGATGAGTCCTTGGTAGCCTTACTGATGGAGATCCCAAAGTTGTTTGGACGCCGGATGGCGTTCAACACGTGTCGTCGTAGCGCGACGTCGCCGTTATGGACCAGCTCTTGTTCAAGAACCGCATCCTGGAAGCGCTCGCAATCGAGTGTGAACGCCTTGATGTTGGAACGCATGTCATACGCAACCGGGTGCTTGGCTGTTGCCTTGAGCTTCAGCTTCTTTCCATACGCAGCACCCCACGCATCGACATACGATTCGAATTCCTTGACGTCGGACCTGAATCCCACGACATCATACTGAGCGAATGCCCAGTCCACCGTGTTATTCACATCCTCGCGAGGAACCTCACCACCGTACTTCTCCGGATTCCAAATCTTGATGGGGAAGATCGCAGCGTCTTCTACTCGACACGCCACCAGGGCTGTCCAGTCCGAGGACTTACTACCATCGAATCCCATGGTGATACGGTCACCAGGACGGAGGGGTTCCAACTTCACACCCAGGCACTTATCCCACTCTCGTGGAGACACCCAAGCGTCTTCTGCTGCGTTGATCTGGTTCAGGAACTTGCGTCGTGACTCAGTGACGTCTTCACGCACGTCCAGGATCGATTCTACGATCGTGTCCGTATCGAGCCAGTCCGCATCACCCTTGCAGATTTCCAGGCCCTCACGGAGCCGCTGGATGGCTGCTAGGTACGCCTCTTCGTCTTCCATCAGCTCAGCAATTTCACCGACTGGTGTATCCGCAGGAGCTTCAAGAGCATCGTAGAGGAAACCGGTCTTGACAGCCTCGCCTGCTTGCTGCTGCTGCCACGCGTCCCAGTCTCGTTCCGCATCCGATTCCTCACCAGGACGGTGAGCATTACAGATCGACAGAGAACGACACGTACCGTAAGCACCCTTGGTGACGTTACCCCGGATGATGTTGGCCATTTCAAGACCCTGGTTGGATTCGATCCACCACTGGGTCTCATTCTTGATGACGAAGGTCGGACGCTTGCCCTCAAGAGCAAGCGGACTTGATGTGACCGACTCGATCATCCCACCCGCACGCGAGTAGATGATGGTCTTGTGAACCTCAAGCCCGAACTCTTCCTTCATGACCTTGGAGGCCATAGCCGGAAAGAGGGTGAACGTGTTACGAGTCTGGTCCTGGGACACCGCAGCGATCTGAATCCATGCCGAAGCCTTTGGCTTCCCCACGGGCCTACCTGTCTTTTCATCCCAATGACTGAACTGGACCGGACCACACAGCTCTGCGAGTGCCATAGCCGCTGCAAGCGGGTCCTTACCCCAACCCTTGAGTCGGCGTAGTAGCCCGTTGCGATAAATGAACTTTCCCATACCGTCGATGGCGTACCACCACAGTAGGAATCTGAACTGTTCCTCGGTGACAAGGAAATTCTCTCCCGCACGCGGCCCAGAAGGCTGGACCACATACTTCCACATCCAGTTGACGATCTCGTCCCCCAGAGTGAATTCGGGGAGATAGAAGTCCCCATTTTCCAGCCTTTGCCAGGTGGGGCCAACGATGTGAGCCGGTGCAGGAGCAAGAGGTGGCGAACCCATTGTGCTCCTTAGCTTGAAATGGCAACCAGCGGAATGTACGCGGTTACGGTGCCAACACTTGATGGTGTGAATGAACTTGGTAGAGAAGACTGCGAAGTCAAGTAGGCTGCGCGCCTCTTGGTTTCGTTACCGCCATTGATGATGTTTCCTTCGGCTGTTGCTCCTACCAGACTCGCGGACGAGGGGTAGAACAACTGGACTCCGGTCATACCACCCAGAATGAAACCCACATAACAGAATCGGGCTGCACCCGCAGCCACCGGAGTGACCAGGGTTCCTGAACGCCACCCATTGGAGGTGTACAATGTCGGGTCATCCGGAGTCAGCGATAGCAAAGCTCCTGTATCGTCCCAGATACCCATCTGGTTGGGGACACCATTGGCGGAGTAAGAACCAGCAGTCGACACTGCAATCCACAGCTTGTTGATGGCCTTTCCAGCCTGGATCGGGAGACGCACAATAGAAGCGTCACCATTACCAACCCCGGATCGGGTCATCCAATACAGAGGATCACCACTCCACGCGGCGAAGCCATTGAAGTCAGATTCTGACAGCGGAGCTGAACCTCCCGAAGGGGTTGCCCACTTCACACCACTTGCGGTGCTGGAGTCAGCAGTAAGCACCTGATCGTTGGAACCCACACCAACCCGAGAAGCCGTGTTGTTCGCAGTAGCAACAACAAGATCACCCTTGGTGGTCAGCAAAGACTGCGGAACACCATTGTGGGTGTGGTCTTCCCTGGAAGAGGCTGCTCCCGTACCGGCCGAGTTAGACTGCCCCACAACAAGTGCGGCAACATCGCTCAGTGCTGGAATGGTTGGCTTACCGGTAAGACTTGCGTAAGTACCAGCCGTAGCAACAGGGGCTGCGTCGGCTTCCTTGAGATACTGGGTATGAGGATCTGCTGCTGCGACATGCGCCGCCAGAAGACCCGCTGCTACTCCGGTATTCTCCTTGCCTGCGAGACTCGTATCGGACTGCGACTTAGTGTAATACCGAGTATCACCACGTGTAGTGGTCAAATACTGGCTGTGGTCGTCATCTGCAAGTCCTGTGAGATCGCCGTGGTCGGTAACTCCGCCCCCGCCTCCGCCTGGGAGATCGATATTCCCGTAGGCGTCGGGGAAATAACCATCGACACTACGCACCGGATCGTACAGATCAGGGTCTGGAAGGAGCATCCCGACAGCGTCAGGGAGGTTCAGGGCTACGCCTGTCTCGACCTCTACCACCTTGGTGGCCCTGTACAGCTCTGAGAGCCTCATGGAGACCTGATAGACCCCCGAGGGTAGTGTTTGGTTCAACTGGCCTGCGGGGACGTCTACAACGGTCCTGACAGGCAGTACGACCCCGTCTGCGTCGTCTGGTATCTCGATCGACTCCAGGAGGAGGAACACGATGGTGCCGACAGCCAACGCCCCTGCTGGGGTGTACCAGGTGCCGGTCACGGTGCCGGTAGGCACAGAGGCTGGGAGAACCATGATGATCCGTTCTAAGAGTTTAGTCATGACTGAAACTAACAACCACAGTTAAGGTCTGTGTCTTTACCACAGACCGGGCAAAAAGACTGCCGCACTTACATCACCCCCTTGCCAAACGTGCGGGAGGCGGGTTTCGAACCCACGACTTCCTCATCCCAAATGAGGCACTCTACCCCTGAGCTACACCCACAGCGTGTTCATTTTATGGTGCTGTTCAGAAAACGTGAACACGAGGTTTTTCTGAACAAGAGCCGCAACGAGGACTTGAACCCCGAACCACCTGTTTACAAGACAGGTGCTCTACCATATTGAGCTACAACGGCTTGGCGGGGCCAGGAGGATTCGAACCTCCAACCGCGCTTTTGGAGAGCGCTATTTTACCCACTAAACTATGTCCCCTTGGCGCAAGCAACCTTAAACGGGGCTTCAACCCTTCGCGCCTTTGTGTTCTAACACCCACAAGGGCGCCACGATCCCAGCATCCAGAAGAAGCCGGTACCATGACACCTTGGGCAAGCTGGGTCTGCCATGCTTATCGCTTTCCTTCGCACGTGCAGGTCTGGGTCGTACCACCACAGCCACCCATGCATACTTCGTACTTCATCTATCCTCCTTGACGTGGTCGGGATGACGGGACTTGAACCCGCTTCCCCAGTTTCACAAACTGGGCCCTCGACAACTTCGGATCATCCCTTGCTGGTCGTCCACGGCTCGAACGTGGACTCTTCTGGTTCAGAGCCAGATGTGTTGCCAATTACACCAACGACCAATGGCTGGATACGTAGGAGTCAAACCTACATCTAACGGGGTAACAACCCGTCGCTTTGTCAGTTAAGCTAGTATCCATTACAGGCCACTCGATACACCGCGAACGGCATCGCCGGACCATAGACAGTTCCTACAAGTGTGAGTGTACTGTCAACTAAAGTGTCGCCCATGAAGGATTTGAACCTCCGCAAACCCAGGTTCGTAGCCTGGTGCTCTCTCCGGACTGAGCTAATGAGCGATTGTACTAACAGTGACAGGGCATCCCGCACTTCTGGCAGTTGGGGTTGCGGGGGCTGTCACACAAACAAATATGGGCACCGTCTTGAAAATTCATCCTCTTCCAATCGTTGGTTGTACCCCTCCCCAGATTCGAACTGGGAACATCTCGGGTCTGAGCCGAGCGCCTCTGCCAATTGGACTAGAGGGGCGTGTGTGGTAAGGGATTTGAACCGATGACTTCCTCTTCATCAGAGAGGCGCTCTGACCAGACTGAGCTAACCACACTTGGTACCGCACCCTGGATTTGCACCAAGACAAAAGGAGCTTATGAGACTCCCTGCGCACTACGCGCACGGTATGCTCCCGTTTTGATTCCCAGACTGGATCTGAACTGGGCACAGCGGTCTACTGGATCTGGCTCATACGTTCTTGGCCACAATCTGCTGGGACCACTCGACATCGATATGGGACACGATCTCCCACCCCGATGACTCGATCATCTTGGAGTATCCTTCTCGATCCCAGGCCCACGCGTGGTTCCACTCGTGGTACTGGGCTGTCTCCGAATGCGGAGACGAGAAGATCGCGTACTGGACTTCTCGGTCCTTCAGGTTCCTCAGGAACCCATGCGGGTCTTCCAGGTGTTCCAGCATCTCGGTGCACACAACCACAGGAGCAAGCTCCAGGGTAGCATCCTCGGTTACGTTGCCGTACCTCAAATCCACCCCACGAACTTCACGCCCGTATTTGATGCTGACCTCGATCACGTCGTAGCCAAACGAATCTTCACGGTATGGGTACTGAAGGAGGTCTAGCAGACCGCCGTCACACGAGCCCAAGTCGCAGATCCTTGTCGTACCCACCAACCACGCGTAGTCGCACGCTGTTTGCGCTGCTGACTTCAAACGAGCCTGGTGTACACGGTTGTCGATGTGGTTCACATGGGGCTGATCGACCCACCAGAGTGGGTTTAGCCACTCAGGCGGACTCAGGGGGTCGAAAAGCCTGGCTTCCATGCTTACACGGCCTCGATCAGCAGAGAAGCACCCGCAGTCGCCGTGTACTGGAGGAATACCGCATACGTGCCCGCAGGGGCCTGGTGACCACCCATGTCAGCGAAACCGGTAATCACCGTACCCTTGGGGACGATATCCACAGGCTTACGCTTCCACACGCCGTTTTCCAGCTCAGCGACAAGCCACTGGGCAACACCTAGCTTCATGCCACCAGAACCGGCAGTAACGTTCACGTAGACTTCGGTGATCCCACCATTCCCACCCTGCCATGGCAGGGTCGTGATGGACTCGTTCAGGACATCAGGAAGCGTGGCAGGAACAAAAACAGACTGGAACATGGATTCCTTCTCTTCTTCGACAGGAGGTTCAGGCAGCGGAGGTTCAACATCCGGGATCGCAGCAGCCTGCGCCCGGAAAACGTTCATATCGATCATCTGGCCCGGAGCCCAACCTGGGTCCCACTTTCCGTCGTACCCACGACCATTAACCTCACCATGACCTCGAACGTATTCGAGGTTACCGTCTGCGAACAGATCGGCCACGGTACGACCAAACTTCTTGGCGGTGGCGTACTGCGCATCGGTCATGGGCTGGTTTCCTGGGTACACGATCTCCAGGCCTACGGTGTAGTAGTTCCGGTTGCCCGCGTAGGGGCTTAGAGGCCCCTGAGACGGCCCGTAGCCGCCTCCCGCGTGCCAGGTAAGCCCAGAGGCGATGACAGTCACCGAGCCGTCTGCGTTGCCGCTGAAGTTGCACAGCGCGTTGCCGTAGGCCCAGTCCTGCTTGCTGTAGACCAGACCCTCGTAAGCCGAGCCGTAGTTGGAACCCGTGTGGTGGATGATCGCACCACGAATATCGATCTGGGGAGTGTCTTCGTTACCACGGCCGTACCAGCCATCCCACTCGTGGACAACGACACCCCGTGCTCTTAGTTCGTTGACAAGAATTTGAACGTCGCTCAACGTCGAATCGCAATCTCATGTAGGTCTCTGGTTGATACATCGCCATCGGTGTTTCCAGCCGAGTTACCAGGGACCCCGTTGGGTCCCAGCTTCAGGGAAGCTGTGTACTGGTGGATGTATACCCTGTCGGTCTTGTACTTCGGGAATCCTGGAGTAGCACCTGTGAAGGTGCCGTAATCCGCGATCCACAAGTGTGTCTTGTCGTCCATCCACGACTCACCACCAAGCCAGGTGTCGACAAACGATCCGGAGGTGTAGATCAGCATCTCTTCGATGCCTGTGTAACCCCGGAAGGCTGCGATGAATCTCTGGCAGAACTCCTTGCCCGGCTTCTGGTCTTCGTAGTCCAGAGCAGGAGGAAGCATCATGTCACCACGGTAGGTGACTCTCATGAAGTTGGTGGCGAAATGGAGAGCCTGCTTCTCAGGCGAACCCTGATCGACAAACGCTCGGTGATAGGTTCCCGGAAGAATGGCATTCTGGTACATGCCCGCATAATTTGCTTGCGCGGCAGTGTCAACCTCTGCCAGTCCTCGGGTGACTCTGGTGATACCAAATTTGATATCGGTTGTGTTCTTCAGGGTTTGCCAATTGATCGTCCCCTGAAGGGACGATACGTCAATCCCCTTGATTGGGTCGTTCATGTCTCTCCTTTATTGGAAGCCCCAACCAGGAGTCGGTGGAAAGGAGAGTAAACACCACTCAACTGGTTGGGGAGCTTCTCGTGGTTACGCGGACTTCTGTGCGCGCTCTCGGAAGTAGGTAGCAATATCCGTGATATCTGCTTCCTTGCCTTCTCGCTCAACCTCAATGCGAACGCGACGTCGGTCGCCTTCGGTAATCAGGAGATTGGAAAGAGCGGTGTTGATAGCAGCGAACATAACGCTGCTCGGGTTCTTTTGTCGGAGTAGCTTGTTGATGTGGTACATGACGTACCTTGCATACTGCCAATCCGAAGGCTCGTAATAACGAGCCTGAGCCGACTCCTTCAAGGAGTAATAAAAGTCCACAACCATGGGGTGTGGGTCGTCCAGAGCAAGTTCCGGAGCGATAACCAGTCCTGCGGCTGCAAGCTTCTCGATCGGAATGACATCGGCATTCCGACGAATCCGATCTTCGCTGCGCTTCGGTACTGGACCGGTGATCTTAGCCATTACTCCTCCTGGGAGTCTAGTTACGGGCCTTCCTGAGGCCCGGATGGTGTTCTGAAGGTCTCTTGGTCAACCTCTTCCTTCGGATACGTTCAAACACTCCTTCTCTGGAGGATTTGATACTATGGCAGGAGCTGCAAGCTCCTTGGAGGTTGTTGAGATTATGGTCATCTCCTGGAATTATGTGATCCACGTCGGTTGCCCTCACGGTGCAACCTCTGTATCGGAGTTGACATGTATTTCCATCCCTTGCCAGGATGGTCCGCCTCAAAGCGGACCAGTTCGGAGGGAGTTGTCTAGTTGAGGTTTCCCAACCCATAGTCCCACCTCCGGTGGTCCTTGTTGGAGTTGATAGACTGTTAGGCCCCTTAGGGCCTTGGTTCAGGTTTTGGGAACCAACGTAGGTAGTCCTACTGTCAGCCCCATCTTCCTGATGGGTCTATCGGGTACAACCGAACGGTTTTAGAGAGGTTGTACCCTATGGGGGTCTTTGGGACCCCCAAAACTATATCAAAATTAGTCAACCAACCGTCGAAGCCCTTGAGGGGCTTCGTGAAGGCGAAAATCGAACGATGAGTGAGATTTTTGTCCTTCATAAGTTAAGTGGGTGTTCCACAGCGGGTTCCGTAACACGGTGTGGTGTAGGTCACATGATGTCATAGTGTGACATTATATAGTTGCAGCTTCAACTACCTGCGGTTTTTCTCCCTGACCTGGGGTTTTCTCGTCATCAACCCGTACCGGGTCGGAGGGACGCT